TCTGCATTCATAACTGTACTAGAAGCTTGTGTGTATACTTCTTTAAGCATATCAACGTCTTGTTCTGCTCGCTTTAACCAAGCTTCTGCATTTTCACGAATTTTCTTTTGCTCGTATTCTTCATATTTGCCTTGTTTTTTTAATTCGTGTTCCATATCAATAACACAATCAAGACACATACCATGAATAACTCTCATCTTTTCATCAACTGGTCCTTTTTCTGTTTTATTACAATCTTTTTTGCAATTAGGATATGAATTAAGATAATTGTGTACTTCTGCAGAAATCGAATTTTTTGGTTTCTTTACTCGAAATCCATTTTGTTGTTCTATAGTATATGTAGTGCCATTTATTTCTTCTTCCCATATTTCTCCAACTTCTCGGCGTTTATTTTTTTCTGCTTTTTGTTTAGCATCAGTAAATCCGTGAGTTTTTTTAGTTTGAAATGCATGGGTACCATCCAACATTTTTTGGATGGCTTTAATGTTTTGTAACTTATTTGCCATAAAATTTAAATTAAATTTAATTACAGATCTTTAGGATCCATTTTTTGTAATGATTTATCTACTAATTTTTTCATGAAAGCTAAAAATTGTATTTTACCTCTAACATCTTTTTCATTTAAAAATTGATTAATAGTTTTCATCATTAATGTAACTTGTGCTAATGTTCCAGGCTTTTGTTCTAGTGCTTCTAAAAATTTAGAAACTCTAGGATCTCCTGTGTCTCCTGGTTGAGAATCAGCTCCGCCTTCTGGTTCTGCAGGTACGTCTGGTTCTGGAGCAACTTCTGGTTCTGGATCAGCTTCTGGTTCTGGTGTAACTTCTGGCTCGGCCGGCATAGGACTATCTGCAGGTTCAGCTGGTGCTTCAGGAGCAGGAGCCGGCTCCGGTGTATCTGCAACTGGTTCTTCTACAGGTTCTTCTGTTGGTTGCTCTATATCGTCAGTTTCTTTATTTTCTTGTTCTGATAAAAATTTAACAACTTTTCTTTTTACAATTTCTTTTACCAATTGTTCTTTTTGCTCTTTAGTTAGTTTTTCTATTTGTGTCATATATCCACCATCTTTTTTTGATAAGGTATCAATTAATTCTTTTGCATCTTCTTCTTGATTCTTTACTAATGTTTTTAATGCATTAGCCGGCATTTTAGAATCACCATCTTGTAATTCTTTAGTAACATATATTTTATCAGAATCTTTTACGTTAGGTACCATGTTTTCTACATCATCAATAACTTCCTTATCATCTTTTCTAGGAACTTCCGGCATTGGCTCTCCAGATGCATTTGGTACCATACCTTCAACTTCTTTGTCAATAGTATAATCTTTTAAATCTTTTCTAGCTTTATGCTTTTCATTTTTTGGGTGTTTATATTTAGCCATTTTAACTTCCTGTTATATTATTTTATATAAATATTATCTAGAATACTTTAATGTTCCTAATATTTGATTTATGGGAGCAAACGCTCCTGTTAACTTATATGTGTTTCCTCCATATGTGAAAACAATTCCTTCAACGGGGACTATTTTTTCAAATCCTCCTAATCTTTTTATTCGTTCTAATTGTTTCTTTAAAAGATCCATTTTTGTAATATCATTGGTAGATCTTAATGTACGAATTATTTGAGCTATTTCTTTTCGTATTGATTGTACTGCTCGAGCTGGATTTGCTGCTAAGAAATTAGATGCATTTTTCATTATTTCAGCTCCTAATTTTAAAAATATTGACTCAAATGGCTGTAAATTATCTTTTTGATATTGTTTGAAATCTTTTTTGTCAAATAATGATACCCAATCTAAAAATTCTTGATTATCAATTTGTTTTTTAATTTTTACAATTGAATTTGATTTATCATTAAATGACCATCTATTAGTTAATTGTTCAATTAAATTATCAGATATATCATAATTCACCTCATTAGCTTTTTCTTTTATAACATCTCTCCACCAAGCTTTATGATAATCTGACAAATAACTAGTATCTTCTAATTGATATTTATCGCGTAATTGATCTAATTCTTTAAATAACGCATCTTCATAGTCTTGAAAATTTTCAACTCTTCCTACTTTAATTTTTTGAGGAGGTATTAAATTAAATGTTTTTTGCATATGAGCATTTGCATCTTGTATAGCTTTTTGTATTACTGCTCCACCTGTCATATCTGTTTGAACAACATTTCCTTCTTCATCATATTCAACTAAATTATGAAATTGTAATACTGCTATTTCATAAGCTATAACATTTTTTGTTTCAGGATAAATAATTTCCATATTAGCAAATACTTTTCCATTTTGAAAAATACTTTCTAATTTGCTTTTTCCTACTTTTGAAAATGCAGCTTCTAAATCATTTCCAGCTTCTCCAAATGCATCTGATATAGGACCTCTTCCAGCAAACTTTGCTTGTAATCCTTCAACTGATAATGGATTTACTCTTTCTGTTTTATTTCTAGCAAATTTAACTGCTCCGTCTTTATATGTAACAAATATGTTTTGTCCATCTGTTTTTTCAGTAACAGCATTTTCTATATCCAATCTTCCTTGTAATCCACGTGCAATCATTTCTTTGAAATCTCCAAATGTTAATGATTGTGATCTATTTTTATCAAATGGATGTGACATATGTCCAGCCAATCCACCTTCATTTAAATATTTTGTTCCAAATACTGTTTTTGGATAATCATCAAAATCATATACAAATCCACGATCATTTTTCTTGTCTAAAAATTTTCTAAGTTTTTTAATCTTCTTTTGATGTGCTTCAACTCCTTTTGGAGTCATATATCCAACACCCATTTGTTCTGCTATTTCAGTTGCATCATTTTCAAATTCTTGTAGAAACCATTCTTTAGTAAGTGATGATGGACTACTAAGCATTTGCCAAAGATTTTTAATAATAGATTCATCATAGTTAGGGTAACTTGCTGCAAACGTTTCATAATTGTTATTGACAATTGCAACTCTTACTGCGGAAGCAGATATTGCTTTATCTTTATCTTCGCCATCTTTATATTTTAATGGATCAACAGAAACTGTTAATTCAACTGCATCAACACCTGCAGGTATTTTTCTTCCTTTTCTATCGCCAGTTAATTTATATTTATCTACATTTGGTAGAAATGTTTTTACTCGAACATAATCTTCATCTTTTTCTGATGCAGCTAATGCAAATTGACCTTGAGCGTCTTCTGGTAATGCAAATAGATATTCATATGCAGCCATTATAGGAGAATTAAAATCCGTTGGCTGTATTTCAATGTTATTGTTTCTGTTTAACAAATTAAACATTTTTATACTAGTATCTCTTGTTATACCGTCTCGCTCTTTTGGACCTATTAGCATGATAACTTTGTCAACACTAGGGTTTTGAGCGTATCTTTGAGCAAGAGCCATATGTGCTCCTGTTATCGGCTTGAAGCCTCCTGGAAATAATACTGTTACGTTGTTCATTTTATATAAATATCATTATTAATTATTTAACTAGTAAATCCTGGAAAGTCCCCTTGTGCTTGTGCAATATTTGCTGCTGTTAACGATCTTGTTGCTATTACTCCAAAATTATCAAGTCGGAGTGCATGATTTGCACTACTTGCTGGAGTACCAGGACCGAATTCTGCTAAACTCTGTTCTACTGTTACTTGAACTAATTTAGATTGATTTGCTTCTGGTATATCTACTATAAGAGCTTCGTCTCCTTGAAATACATGTGCTGTTATTCCTAATCCGTTAGTTCCGTCTGATTGGCTCCTAGAAGTTAAAAATGTTTTAACTCCTCCAGATCCCATAGAAGTCCAATTATCATAATTAGTAGGAACTGTTAAACTATTGCTAGACATCGACCCAGAATTTGATAACGTTTTAAAAGTAAATCTTGTTTGTCCTCTAATCGATTGAGCCGTAGATAAACTTCCGCCGCAGGATGTATACTGTCGTCCATGTATTATTAAACTATTTTCATATGGTAATAAATGGAAATAATAATATGCAACTACATCAAAATCAGATGTATTTGAATTAGGAAATCCACTAGCAGCATTTCTAGAAAATGATTGTGATACTGAAACAACTTGTCTTCCCATATTTCTTCCATCTACAAGTCCTATCCTTGTATCTAATAAAGGTACTACTTCAGCACCAGCTCCTGTAAGATTAGAAACACGTCTAAAATAAGCTTCTGATCCAGATATAACACCAGCTGATGTTAATTCAAATGATGGACTGGAATCTGGAGTTCCTAGATTTGTTGAAGATTTAAATTTATCTGTTTCAATTATAGTTCCTCCAATTGTTCCACCGGTGGCATTTATTGTACCGTCTGTATTTAATTGGAATTTTGATGATGAAATTTCTAGGTTTCCACTTGATCCGGATATAAATTGTGTTGAAGGATTGCCTAAGAAAAATGTTTCTGTATGAACATCTAATATACTCGGATTTGTTCTATATCTAAAAAAGTTATTTGCATCAGAAACCATTTCTAATCCTACACCTTGATATATAGTTTCTGATTGTTGCGGTAATGCAGATCCAGAAAATAATAAGAATCCTCCAGCGCCAGATCCAGTTGCTTGATTGAATCCTTCATAACCTAATGATCTAATATATCCAGTATTTTGTAATCCAGATATTTCTACACCAGATGATAATGTATTAGCAACAAATAAAGATCCAGTTAACATTGAAAATCCACCGTCTATATATCTATTACCACCTTCAAAATTTAAGTTTCTAACAAAATTAACAGTATTTGATTTATCTCCTAATCTATTATAATATTCAATTTTAAATGATAATTGATTGCCAGATTTAATTTTTGTTGGTATTTCTGTTCTAAATCTTGTATAGTTTGGAGTATATCCATATTCTGCATCAGTTAATGTTCTAATATCAGAAATTTGCCAATCTCCAGATTCAATTACAAATAACAATACTCCAGTGCCAGATTGATCAGAATTAAATTCAAATGATATGTCATCATATCTTTTTGAAGTTCCTAAGCATTCTATTTCACCAATTTTTTTACCTAATTTTTTTGGAAGTTCCTGATTAAAATTATCAGTTGAATCAAATGTAAATGCAGAGCCAGATGCATAAATTGATAATATAGGATTTATGTTACCAGATTTTTGTGCAAATGCATCTAATGTTACTGTATACATTGATTGGCTTACAAAAATACCAGAAAATTGATCTTTCAATTGAAATGTATATACATTATTTGAATTTGATAAATCTAATGTTCCTGCTATAGCAGTTGCATTATTTATTGAGCTTGTTGTCCAAGTTAATGTAGGAGCAGCTATTTCTGTTTTTCCTTGATATGAATGTCCTTCCCAATATGTATCAATGGTGCTTTGTGTTTCAAAAATTCCTAAAGATTTGTCTGGTGTTAATGATGATGTAGAATCAATAAATATTTCAGTATTTGGTAATAATATATCATTAACTTGTTCAAATGTTCCAACAGTTCCTGCAGAATTTAAATACACTTTGATTCTAGAAATATCCCCAGTGTCAGGTTCTAAATCAGATATTTGTATTAATGCAAATGATTCTGAATTTTGTGTTGGAGTATATTGAGGAGTTGCTTCATATTCAATTTGAAATGCTGAATTATCAAAACTATTAAACGTATGTGATAAATTGCTTTGAGTATCAAAAACTTCATATGGAAAATCTAATTGCAATGTAGTGTCATTTAATACTTTACTAATAGTACTAGTATATGAAGTTGAGCTAGCATTAATATCAGATGTAGGTAAAGGATTAGATGGGGTCGGTACTGACAATGTACCGTTAATCATATCTCCGTTAAATTTACCTCCAGTTAAAATTGCAGTTGGTTGATTATTTTGTGATATAAAACTTATTTGTCCTGTATTATAAATTGGAAATTGTCCGTTTGTATATGTTCTATTTAATTGAACTCCAACATTTTCTGATATTGTTACTTTTGGTAAATCATCAAAAATAACAGTTGATGTATTTAAATCTAATGGGTTGACTGGTATAGTTCTTGTCCATTTAGCATTTAATTGATTTTGAAAATTATTAGGAATTTGTTGATTATTAATCTTTGTTATTTCTGTAACAAATATTATAGTTGCATTACCAGGAGCAGTATCTTCATATATGTATATTGAAAGTACTCTAGATCCATCTTGATCTATATAATCTATAAATTCTGAATATATAGTATCTCCATTTGAATCCAATATCTCAACATCTATAGGAGCTCCTACTTTTAAAGAATTTAAATTACCACGAAATTTAATTAAATTTTTACCAACAGTTAAATTATTTGGAAAAAAACTAATATCAAAAATATCTGGTGATAATAGTGAAGAATCAGAATAATACGTATTTAATGTATCATATCCTTTATATGTAGCAAGTTTTCGAGCCATTCATCAAGTTTCTTTTTTATAAATATCAAACATGTTGAATATGACTGAAATTTTCTATCTTATTAACTTCAATTAAGTTATCTACCATATCTCTCATTGATTCAACATGAGATATAATAATTGAAAAATCAAATTTTGTTCTAAAATATTCAAATAAATTTGTTACTGCAGAAATATGTTCTCTATCTAAACTACCCCATCCTTCGTCTATTGCAATAAAATTAGGTCTTGGTAATGCTGATACATTAATTAATGCTACACGAATTGCCAATGAAGAAATAAATCTTTCCATTCCAGATGTTAGTTCTAATGGCCAAAAATTATCTTCATCATAAATTATATAACCATTTATATTTTTACCATCTGTATTTAATACCATATTGAAATCAACTACTTGATTTAAAACATTGTTAATTTCTGTTTCAATTTTAGGTAATGCTTTTTTAATTAATTCGTATGGAACACCATCACGCTTTACAGACTGTAAATAATATTCATATGCTTTATATTCTGTTTCCAATTGTTTATATGTTTCTAATTGTTCTAAAGCTGTTTTCTTTTTTGTTTTAGCTACTTCAATTTCACCATGATTAGATTTAATTTTATTAGTTATATTCTTTATTAACTCTGTAGTTTCTAATATAAGTTTCTTTTTAGAATCTATTTTTTTATCTATAGATTCATTATATGTAATAGCAGATTCATTTTTACGAAATAATTCTTGTCGTTCAGCATTAGTTTCTAATTCTGATTCTTTTGTTTGCATATCACTTTCAAATATTTGTAATTGTAATTCTAATTTTTCAATTGAATTTTTTAAATTTATTTTTTCTTGATATTCATGAATTAAAGAATTTAATTTATCAATTCGTTGTTGAAAGAATTGTACCGCTCCGTGTTTTGTTTTTAAATGCAATTCATTTCCAGGAAGTAATCTTTCTGCTTCTAATGCATCTTTTACAAATATATTTTCAATACAATACTTACATGTATGATCATATTCATGAGTCTTTAAATGATTTATTTTCTTTTTTTGCGAAGATATCAAACTTGTTAATGTACTTATTTCATTTGATAATATATCTTTTTTCTTGATAATATCTGATAATTCATTTGATATTTTTTTAAATTGTTTTGAATCTATAGTTGTTTGATATGAAGATATATTAGATTTAGTATCATTAATTTTTGTCTCTAATGAACTAATTTTAACGTCTATATTTTCAATATTTTGTATTAAAACTGTTTCTTCTTGTTGTAATTTATTAATAGAAGGTCCTTCATATGATATTGGTTGTTTTGATTCAATTAATTCTACTATCTCATTTTGTAGATTATTTCTTGATTCTTGTAAATCAGTGTCTCCTTTTTCTAATTCGATAATTTTATCTTGATTTTTTAAAATTATATCATCTGAATCTCGTATTATTAAACCAAAATCAGTTTTCTTATATTCTTTTAGTTTGCCAGATGTTTCTTTAATTTCTTCTGCAGCTAGATGATATAATTGTTCAAAAACTGTTGTATCAAGAAATTGTGATAATAAATCTTTTCGTTCTCTTTGTGACTTTTCTATAAAGTTATTATTATCTGCTTGTAATGAAAATGCAGTTAAAATAAAGTCATCATATGTACCTAAATATCTTCTAATACTTTTATTTGTATCGCTTCTTTCTTCTCCGTTTAAATTTTGTTCTTCATTATAAAAATTAACATTTACTTTAACATGTCCGTGTTTTAATGTTATACCTTCTCGTTCAATAGTATATAATTTGTCATTTAACATGAATTTAAATATACCTTTAAATCCAGATTTTTTATTATTTAATACTTCTTTTGATTTACTTGTTTTACTACATTTATCAAATATTGTATATGTTATTGCGTCTAACAAAGAAGATTTACCAGATGCAT